GCGCGACGTCGTTGTAGTGACCGAGATCCTCGGCATAGGCACGCCATTCGGATTCTACGAACAGCCGGTAGTCCTCGGCCCATTTTGCGTCGAAAGCCCGCGAGAAGCGCGACAGCGACCGGTAATCCGGCATAGATGAGAGGCGATAAGCACCCCCGATCGTGCTATCGAGAATCCGGGTGATCGCACCCGCGGCCCAACCATCGTTGCGCCGAAGGTCACGCGAGCGCGAGACCATGCGGTCGCGAAACTGGTTAATCTCGGCATCAGGCGACCGGATCCACGGCAGCCAATCCGACATTTCGGACGTGTACCAGTCAGCTGCCTCATAGGGGAATATGGTCCCCTGCGGGCCGCCATTCAGTCCGGCGCGCGTCCGCGGCCGACCAACATCAGCCGACTTCGGTGCGGCAAAAAGGCTCCTCGCTCGACTGATCAAGCCCATGTCAGAAGCCCGGCCTCATCGCGCGCCGCCGACCGCCGAGACCCAGCACATAGGCAAGGGTGTCGATGCGCTGCGTCAGCATCCCGATATCTGCTTTCGTGTAGCTGACGCTCTTGCTTCCGTCGCCCTGCGTATAGGCAACAGCCTCCGGGTTTTGGCCCATACTAAGCGCCTGCAAGGCAGTCTGGGCCTGGGTCAGCCAAAGTTGCAACGTGGCCTGCGGCACGCCGACAAACTCTGCCGGAATTCTGCGAGGAGGACCGCCATAATACATCGCGCTCCTCCAATCATCTGTTATGCCAGTCGCATCGCGAGCGACTTACGTTGTTCTTTGGCCTGGCTAATCTTCACGAATGGCGTGGGCGTCGTCATTGGCTGTAAGGCTTCGACTACAGGCGACTGCGGAAGGGGAGGTGAACCCTCCTTCGCATTCGCGGCGTCCACACCGTCAGCGCGGCGGTTCAGCTTCATCCCAAGGTGAATGAGGCCGCACAGAGCAGCATAAGCATAGACCCGCATGTCTAGCGCTTCATTCGCGCGGCCGGGCGGCAGTTCCCAGACCCGGAATCGTTGCCCGTTCATCTGCTTGACGACCGAGCGCTCACTCACAAGCTGGGCGAAATAGTTCACATCCCGATCTGTCGGGAAATGCATGAAGCCCGGCCCCGGCTCTTCCGTGTGAAGGCGGTCACGAATGACATCCTTCGCCGCGTTCACGCCGATGATCACAGGCCGGTAAGCGGCCCTGTTTCGCGCGCTCGGTCGCTTTGTCGGCCAGACAGGAGATCGGGCCCCCCCGCGGGCCGATTCACCCTTGATCGCCCATATGCGGCGCCCGATGCGGGCTTTGCAGAACTCGTAGGCGCGCTGCGTGTGATGGCCGCCAGAATCAACGCAGGCAGCCTCGACTACAAGCCCGTTGCCATCTGCGCGGCGCCATACCCGCTTCAGGTACTCGTCGACCTTGTCCCATGTTGCCGTCAGCTCGGGATCGCCTTCGATCACCTCATGGGCGATCGACCAGCTTTCCTCGTCTCGGCCCCAGCCGACGACCTCGATCTCTATGCGATCATCCTGGGTATCCAGGCCCGCCGTCAGAAGCGCGACGCCATCCGCGACATCCGCTGCCCAAACCTCCCGGCGGCTGAGCAGCCGTTGCTCGCTGAGGGCATGATCGCCGCGGTCTTCGTAGGGCTCGCCCAGCACCAGGTTGATGAAGGTCTGGCGCGCGAGTGGATCGGATTGGACCCTGAGCCATTCGCTTACAAGGTTTGCCCAGCAAGCATTCGGGAAAAGACTGTAGCCAGCCCAGATGTGGAAGCCGGCGTGACCTTTGAACGGAGCCCCGGCGATCCACTCGCCAGCAGCGATCATCGCCGGCTTGTCGGCCTCATCAATGATGCAGCCATTGGCGCGGCAAACATAGAATGCAGTCTCCGGCTGATGCGAGCCGTCATCTGCCTTCTTCCATTTGATCCCGTGCGCCGTATCCCGTCCACCCCATTCCAGGGGCTGCATGGCGCCACAGTGCGGGCAGGGAACATGATACCTGCGCTGATCGCTTTCGAGCCAGGACTTTTCGATCCGGCTCACGCCCTTGATAGTCGGGGTGCTTCCCAGAACCACGCGACGGTTCCAAAATGTCTCCGACCGCTTCGTGCCGAGCGCGATCTGATCACCCTCGGACCCGGCTCCGCCGCTTGGGTAGCCATCAACCTCATCGAAGAGGATGATGCGGGCAGTGATGCGCCGAAATCCGCCGGGGCTATTCGCCCCGACCAGAGACAAGCTCGACCCATTCAGGAAGAGCTTCTTGAGGATGGTCTGATCAGTTGACTTAGCCTTAGCGACAGGCTGGATCGCCGATAGCGCTGGCGTGTCGCGCAACATCGGCGCGATTTCGGTCTTCGAATAATCCTCGGCATCCTCGACGCGAGGCTGGACCACAAGAATAGGGGAGGGGTCCTGCGAGAGATAATAGCCGATCGCATGGTCAAGGATCTTTGTGTAGCCGACGCGGGCCGATTTCATGACCGTGATCTTGGTCACAGTCGCGTCGGTAATCGCGTCCATGATCCCGTTCTGGTAGCCGAATGCCTCGAAGCGCCCAGTCTGCGCGCTCGTCTCTTTCGAGAGGACGGCATAACGAGCAGCCCACTGGCTGAGCGTCAGCTTCGGGGGCGGCTGCAGGCTATCTCGGATCGTCTCCGCTACAGCCCGGTCAAATGCGTCGTAACCGCGCTGATACCGCCAGTCAGACGGTGCGGCTACCATCGGCAGAAAGTTCCTCCAGAATTCTGGTGATCATATCGAGGAGAGCGTCTTGCATCTCAGCCACAGTTTTGCAGCGATGCAGCTTAGGTGACTGCTCCGCAGGGAGCGCTAAGAGTCGCGTTCGCACCCTCGCAAGCTGCTCCCCAAGCACCTTGGTAACTGCAGCGATCTCAACAACAGATCCAGACTTGAGGTCGTATTCGATCTGTTTCAGGCGGGCCACAAAGCTATCGCGATAACGCTCGGCATCTTGCCGGGTCGCGAAAACCCCCTCAGCCTCAATGAGAGCAATGGCGGCACGGGCATTTGCCGCCGCCGGGCCATCGACGTGGATGTCAGCTGTACGCGGCTGCGCAAGCCGCGCGCCTCCGCGGGGTGTTCGCCTTCCGGCCTGCCACTCATCGATACCGGCCGGATCGACACTGCCGTCCGACAGCGTGCGCAGATGACCGCGTTCGCGTGCCTTGCGGATTGCGGTGTGACTGACGCCGGCTATGCGGCCGGCGGCGCTATCACTTAGGCCTTGCGGCATCAGCGCTGGCCCTTGGCATACATCGAATCGACCACCTTCTGGATTGCATCACCGAGTGCCTTCGGCAGCTCACGCTCTGCAATGGCGCGGGCCCGCTCGACAAAGCCGAGATGCTTTTTTACCTCGAGAGCATCGCCAAACCGGACGAGGAGCTTCAATCCGATGCGTTCCACGCCGACCTTGAGCTTGCGGCGACGGTTGGCGCCCTTGGCGATCGGCGGCGGTCTTTGCCACAAGCCGGCCACGCCGTGGACGGTCCCGATGAAATTTCCTGGCTTTTCTGCCAATTCCTTGAACTGCGCCTGGCGCATCTGGCCATAAGCATCGAGCCGCACAGCCTTGGGATTGAGCAACGCTTTCCCAGGAAGCTCGTGCAGGCCGCCCATCTCATAAGGCGCGAGATATTTCGCTGCTTCGGGCCGAACAAAGATGGTAGCAATCGGCGATGATTTCGTTGCCGAGGCCAGGAAGACGGAATTCTTCGTAAAGGGCCGCGGATGAGCAAATATCTCGCCGATGGCCGCGCGCTCTTGTTCTCTAACTGCGCGCGCGACGTTGTTGATCCCGACCGCGTGGGCGAAGGGGATCTGACCCTTGAAGTCCTCAAAGGCTCGCTCCATGACGGAGGTATCGACCTTGATGACGATATCAGGCATCAGCGCTTCCTCGGCGGCGCACTAGCCGCATGCCGCCCACAGAAGTCATCCGACCGAACTACGGGCCATATGGCTGCACGGCGCTGATAGGGCGCATCCGTTCTGCCGGCGATGACCTGCGCATTCTCGAAGAAGACGCCCATAGCAGGCGAGGGAGGGGCGCCATGGCATTCACCGGCGCTAACATCGCCTGATGTAGAAACAAACCAGCGGCAGGTCGAGCACTGATCTGACATCAAAGCCTCACGCCGCGCTCGGTGTAGTCGGACCAGTCCGCGACGGGGTGCCGATCCTCGAACGCAGATGCCCGAAGCTCACGCCGCATCGCCGAAGCAATGGCCTGCACGGTCACGTCGGACACGTAGGCGAGCGGTGCCAACACACCCTCGAACACCTCGGGCTTTCCGGCCCGCAGTCGGCCATGCGACGGCAGCAGGGGCTCGTCGTAGCCGATGTCCGCGCGATGCCGACCTTCCGAGCCCATGTGGATCGGGATGAAGTAGGGCGCCCCGTCAGGGGCTGGCCAATAGACGCCGAAGCCATCGCCGGAACGCACAATGGCGCCGCGATGTGTCACCGCTGCGTTCATTTGGCCTCAGGTTTTGGTGGGGAGCTATTCGGAAGGCGCACTAAAACAAGTGTGCATTAGTGACATTGCACACTATAGGCTAAGCCGCAAGAGGTTTTTGCGCCTCGGTCCCATTCGCCTCCAGCCCGAAGTCTTTCACGATGGCGTCGAGCGCAGCGCGGAACGCATTCTGCGCCTTGGCATAGCCAACGTTGATGCGTCCGTTGGCCTCGAACCAGATGGCCGGGTACCAACCGTCGAAGCAGATGCTCTCAAGCGTGGTCCGGCCGAGGATTCCAGCGCGGTTGATCGACCGTTCCAGCATATCGAACGATGACTTCGCATGCTGCCAGGCGCGCTCATCGGGATCGCTGGATGGGCCGCCGCCCGCATGGTCGCTGGCATGGCGGGCCGGAGCGCCGCACATGAAGCGCCATTTGGCATAGATGCGCTCTGCCCTGAGGGCGGCTTCCTTCTGGAGTTCGGTTATCACGCCATGGGCCGCAAGCAGCGCGATAGGCGTGCCGAAGTCCGCCGAGCGCAGCTCGTCATCGGTCGTGTTTGCCGCGGCAAACTCGCGTCGACGAGCCAGCGTCTCTGGAAGAATGAGAGGCCCAGTATCCTCGCGCTGAATGCGCCCGTTCGGTTCGCGGGAACCGGGCTTGCGCGGTCGGCCGGGACGGGATCGAGCCATGGGGATTGGTCTCCTGGGGATTAGAGGGAGGCAACCGGGAAAACGAACGGCAAATTGCAGCGCCAGGGATGCCGTAGGCGCCAGCGCTTTTTCGACAAGTTTGCTTGGGCTCCGTTCGCTTATTTGGGCGGACCATCGAGGCTGGGGTCCACGATGTCGATGGCTGTCATTGGAACCTCTGCGAAACAGTTGAAACCTGAAACCTGAGTTTCAGCCATTGGCTAGGGACACATCGGGCTCGCGCAATGCCCGCGTCTTTTCAATGGCTTAGAGGGACCCGTTGCGCTGCGGCCGCATGGCTGTTGCTCAGTCATGCGACTGACGCGGAAGTGTTTGAGACGACCCGCTGCCACCCATGTTCTCCGTTCGATCTCCTCGAACGTTCGATCTGTTTTGTCCTTGTTCGAGGGTGTTCGACCCTGTTCGACAAGCCGTCAGTGATGAGGATTCCGTGCCGTGCGCGCATGACATTGGGCTAGCAATTCCGGCACATGACGTACAAGCGAAATGTCCCGCCAGAAGGGAGTTCCGACTGCTTGGGAGATTTGTCGACTTTGTCGCATGGAGATTTCGGGCCTTAGGGCCCTCCGCGCGCGTATATATATTAAAAAAGAGAGAGAGATTTTATATGCCCTCGCATGCGCAAGCGACACGGTCGACAAAATTGGGCCTCGGACCGTTACCCTGAGGCGCTTCCTGGGGCATTTGTCGAACTTGTCGCCTGACAGAGGGGGAGTGGGGGCGGATGGACCCAAAAATGGGGTTCGACAAAGTCGACAAACTTGAGACCGTCCGTGTGACGAGCCCGCCGCATCCTCGGTGAGGATGACAAGGGCCTAAAGATTGTTGACCCCCTTGGGGGACGTCGGGCGACGAAATGATACCCTCAACAGTATTGAGCCCTCTTGCGCCCTCGGTGAGGATGACAAGGGTCCGCATAGTTTGCGCACCCTTAGCGAGAGCGCCGAGGCTGCTCGGAACCATACCCTTCACACTGTGGAGGGTATCCGGCAGCACTAGCCCTCCTGCTTCATCGACACGATGC